TCTCCCAGCACGATGCTTAGATTAGAATCAAATAAAGATAGAGAGCAAGTTGCAAGAGCAAGAAATAGAATTGAACGTGCAAAGATTGAATTACATGAGTGGATAGAGTCATTAAATAATGATGATTCGTTTACAACAACAATGACAAAAGTCTATACTGATGTTCAGGCAACAGGAAATGGGTATTTAGAAGTAGGAAGAACAACTCGTGGAGAGATCGGATATATAGGACATATTCCTGCTACTACAATGCGTGTTCGCAGAGTAAGAGATGGTTTTGTTCAGATTATTGGTCAAAAGGTTGTTTACTTTAGAAATTTTGGTGCAAGTAATCCAAATCCAATAACATCAGATCCAAGGCCAAATGAAATTATTCATTTTAAACAATATTCTCCACTTAATACTTTTTATGGTGTTCCAGATATTATGTCTGCAATTAATTCACTTCATGGAGATCAGTTAGCGTCACAGTACAATATTGATTACTTTAGCAATAAGGCTGTTCCACGCTATGTTGTAACTTTAAAAGGTGCAAAACTTTCTGCCGATGCAGAAGATAAGATGTTTAGATTTTTGCAGACAAATTTAAAGGGTCAATCCCATAGAACTCTATATATTCCGCTTCCTGGAGATAGCGATACTAATAAGGTTGAGTTTAAGATGGACCCTATTGAAAACGGTGTTCAGGAAGGCTCTTTTGAAAAATATCGTAAGCAAAATCGTGATGATATTTTAATTGCACATCAGGTTCCTTTGTCTAAGATAGGCGGAGAAGATGCTGGCGGTATAGCAGCAGCAATGGCTCAAGATCGTACATTTAAGGAGCAGGTTGCAAGACCAGCACAAAGAGAACTAGAGAAAATTTTAAATAAAATTGTTAAAGAAAAAACAGATGTTCTTGTTTTAAAGTTTAAGGAATTGACTTTAACTGATGAAATAGCACAATCACAGATACTAGAAAGATATGTTAAAACTCAGGTCATGGTTCCAAATGAAGCAAGAACCGCACTTGGACTTCCACAAAGGGAAGGAGGAGATGAGCCTTTCCAACCTAAGCCAGAAGCAGAACGTGCTAGGGATGGAGAAAGAATGAACAATCAATCTGATGGTGCTGCCACAATAAGTGGTAGAAACCCAAAGGGTGAAGGACGTTCATCCACATAGTTTTCCACAAGTTTTCCACATTTTGTGTAAAAAAGGCTCTATAATATATACTAGTATGACTATATCAAAAGCCCATTGGAATACAGAGGGCGAGAATGTTCGCCTTTCCCTTCCTTTTGCGAAGGTAGATAAAGAGAGACGTATCGTCTCAGGTTTTGCATCTCTTGATAATGTTGACAAGCAAGGCGATATTGTTACTTCAGAGGCATCAGTAAAAGCATTTTCAAATTTCCGTGGAAACATTCGTGAGATGCATCAGCCATCAGCAGTTGGTAAGATGGTCTCATTTAAAGAAGATAAGTATTTTGATTCAGAAACTAAAAAGTTTTATTCTGGAGTTTTTGTATCAGCATACATTTCAAAAGGTGCACAAGATGCGTGGGAAAAAGTTTTAGACGGTACATATACAGGATTTTCGATTGGTGGACGAATGAATAAGTGGGATGATGGATATGATGAGAAGTCAGATTCCACAATTAGAATTATTAAAGATTATGATCTTGTTGAGTTGAGTCTTGTAGATTCACCAGCAAATCAATTTGCTAATATTATGCATGTTGAAAAAGTAGATGGAGTTGCAGTTGTTAAAGGTGCAGACGTTGCACTTGAAAATGTTTTTTATGATGAAGAGTCTGGAATTGTTTTGGTATCAGATCAAGAAACAGTTGATAGTCCAGTTACTGGTAACGCAATGAAGAATATAGGTTTCGTTGAAAAAGAAGACAACGAAAAAATGGATATAGTCAAATTCTTAGTAGATAGTGCTAAAGGCATTGATGCTAAGATTTCAAAGGAGGAAAATCCTATGGCAAAAACAAAGAAAGTTGCTGAAGAAGTAACAGAAATTGCAAAGTCAGAAGAGATCGCTCCAGAGGCAGATGCCGTAGTTGAGGCTCCTGTTGCAGAAGTTACTGAAAAGTCTGATGAGACACCAGTAACAGAAGAAGTTGCACAAACTGAAGAAGTAGTCGAAAAGGCTGATGAAACAGTAGAAGCACCAGCAGCAGAAGTTGCTACAGAAGTATCTAAGTCAGATGAAGCAGTTGTTGAAGCAGTTGCTGAAATCAGAAATACAATTACATCAGCCTTTAGCGATTTAGTTGAAACTGTAAAGTCTTTGCAGGCAGAAGTAGAAATGCTTAAGTCTAACAAAGTTGATACAGATGCAGTAAAGAGTTCATTAGAAGCAGTCGCCAAAGACATCGCTGCTACAAATGAACGCTTTAACGAGTTTGGAAAGAGAGTAGACGCAGTAGAAGCAGACACTGCTTTCCGAAAGTCTGGCGATCTAGGCGAGATCGTTCAGGAACAACCATCAGAAATGATGGAAAAATCCTTATGGGGCGGACGTTTCCTCAAAACAGCCGACTTATTTAGATAAGTAAAATACTTGGAGGTGACAATATGTCGGAAGAAATAAAGAAAAACCAACCAGGAGAATCTGGACAACTCGGTGGAACAACACCAGGTCTTTATCAGTCACAGGGTGCATTCGCATCAGGTTCTGATGCAGGTTCTAACATTCCTGGCAACTATACTGATGGTGGCGTCCTTGGTAACATTCCAAACGCTAACCTAGGTCTTACAACAGGACCAAATGCAGTAAATCCTTCGGGTGAGGCTGGAAGCGGTATCCTACGCCCTGAACAGGCACAGCGTTTCATTGATTACGTTTGGGACGCTACAGTTCTCGCCCAAGATGGTCGCCGTGTCACAATGAGAGCAAACACCATGGAACTCGAAAAGATTAACGTGGGTGAACGAGTTATTCGTGCTGCTGCTCAAGGTGTCGGTGATTACACCAATACTGGTGCAACATTCAGCAAGGTAGAACTTACAACCAAGAAGATTCGTCTAGACTGGGAAGTTTCTGCTGAAGCACTTGAAGACAATATTGAAGGAGCAGCGCTTGAGGATCATCTAGTTCGCTTGATGACCAACGCATTCGCTAATGATATCGAAGATCTCGCTATCAATGGTGACGGCGCAACAGGCAACTTCCTTTCAATTATGAAGGGCTTTATCAAGAAGCATCAAGATAACGGAGACTCACACGAGGCTGCCGTTACTGTTGCTGATAATGCCTGGACACCAGAAGTTATGCAGGAATTAATTCTTGCATTACCACGTAAGTATCGTGCACTAAAGAACAATCTAAAGTTCTATGTAGGTACAGATACATTCGCAGGTATTGTTAAGAATAACGGCACACTTGCAGATGCTATTGCTGAGGCAATGGGTCCAAGAGTTGCTGGTACTGCATCAAACCGTCAAGCATATCTTGATGGAAATGGTCAGACATTCGGTGGAGCACGTACAACACGTGTTCTCGGAATTGACGTACAAGAAGTTCCTTACTATCCAGATGGATATGTCGATTTGACATTCCCTCAGAACCGTGTATGGGGCTTCCAGAGAGACATCGTTGTAAACCGTGAATACAAGGCAAAGAAGGATACAATTGAGTATACCGTCTTCGTTCGTTTTGGTATTCAATGGGAAGAAGAAGATGCAATCGTCTGGGCCGATGCTGCTGCAGATGAGTAATCTGTAATCAGTACCTTTTGAGAGGGGGCAGGGGTTGATCTCCTCCCCCTCTTACTTTTTATATTCTGTTATAATAGTGCAATAGGAGGTTAAATAATGGAAGAAAATAATTTAAACATTGAAGCGCCAGAAGAGACACTAGTTGTTTCAGAGCCAGAAATCTCAGAACCAGAAATCTCAGAACCAGTTGTAGAAACACCTGAACCAGAAGTAAAGGTAGAAGAGACTCCAGCAGAAGAAACACCTGTATTTGAAACATATAAAATTTCAGAGGCAGAAGAATCAAAGGACTCTAACATAATTAGCACAAATGATTTAAGCCAAGGATCAAATATGGTCCAGGGTATGGGATCAGTAGCAAATGGTGTTATTGGTGCAACAAAAGTTGAGCGTAAGACTGAAAAGCCTGCTGCTCCTGTAAAGAAGACAGTTGCTATTCATTCTACAAAGAATGTAAGCCTACCAGGAGTTGGCAAGGTATATCGTGGCTATAATATAGTTACACAAGATCAAGCAGATAAGTGGTTACAAAGAAACCACATTCGTCTTGCTACTCCAGAAGAAGTAGCCAAGGAGTTTGGTCGCTAAATGGAAGTATTGAGAGTTCCACCTTATCCTCTAGTTACAACATGGGATTTGCCTATAGCAAATTATGAATATATTGTATATGTTGAGGATTTGGTGGATCACTCAGTAGAAGAGTCAAATATATTTTCTGATGAAAATAAAAAACTAGTTTATGAACTACCTTTAGAAAAGGTACAATTTGATAGAGATTTTTTAATTAGATTCTATGATACAGAGCATGAACATATTT